AGACGGTGGTTGTGGGTGCGCTGAAGGCGGCTGCGTCGGTGTACCGCAAGGGCGGGATCCGGGTGGAGTCGACCAACTCTGACCTGGGGAAGTTCACCAAGGACATCACTACGACCCGCATCGAGGAGCGTCTGGCTCTGGCGGTGCGGATTCCGTCGGCGATCGTCAAGGTCACGCTGCTGTGATCGGGGCCCGGCTCGGGCCGGGCTTGACTGTTCTAATTCCTGAGATGAGGGAGGTCGGCTGTGGCTGACAAGCGCAAGGAGTACAAGGTCGAGATCAACGGTATCGAGCACACCATGTTGCTCTTGCCGGAGGACGCCGAGCGGTATGAGTCGGCGGTTGAGGTGAAGGCGGAGCGTCCGGCGAACAAGGGCGCCGCCCCGGCGAACAAGGGCGCTTGAGCCGTGTGGCCTCCTCTAGCTTCTCCGTCCGATGTTGCCGCGTTCGGGGCGGTGTCGGAGGCTGAGTTAGAGGCGGCCGCTGCGGCTCTCCGGGGTGAGTGTCGCTGGCACGTTGCCCCGGAGGTGACCGAGACGGTCGTGGTGGATTCTAGGGGCGGGGCGCTGCTGCTGTTGCCGACGCTGCTGCTGGCGAGCGTTACGCAGGTCCGTGACCTGACCGGCGACACGCCGGCGGTGCTGACGGGGTGGCGGCTGTCTCGGGATGGCTTCTTGGTGCGTCCGGCCGGGTGGCCGCTCGGCGTGTCGGCGGTGGAGGTGACGATGACCCACGGGCATCCTGCGTGTCCTGCGGACCTCTTCCCGGTCTTGGCGAGGCGAGCGACGGACAGTGCTTCAGCTGCTGCGAGCCAGCTCCGGCTGGGGTCATTGTCGGTGAGTAGCACTCCGTCGGGTTCGCAGGTGACGGCGGCCGACAGGTCTGCCGTGGACCGGTATCGGATCTTCCGGTGACGATCCCGCCGCGTCTGCTGATTCATACGGCGACGGTTCGCCCGCACGCGGGGGCGGGGGCGTACGGGGACCTGTACGGACCGGAGTTCACAATCCCGTGCTATGTGGAGTGGCGCCGGTCGCTGGTGCGGGACGCTGACGGTGAAGAGGTCGTTACACAGGGTGTGTTGTACGCCGATCCGGTGGAGATTCCGGCCGACTCGATCGTGACGGCACTGGGGCGTGAGGCCCGGGTGGTGGCGGTGTCGCTGCTCAACGACGACGAGCTAACGCGTCTGTCTCACGTCGAGGTGGCGTTGGCGTGAGCGACTGGGATGCCTCGGAGATGATCCGCCGGCTACGGTCGGTGCCGGGTCTGGTGCGGGCGGCGGCTGCCGACGGCTTGCGGGCCGGCGGCGAGGTCGTGTTGCAGGAGTCTGATGAGCGGGTGCCGTTGGAGACCGGTGCGTTGCGGTCATCGGGGAAGGTGTCGGTGGACCGGGCGGGGCTGAAGGCTGCGATCAGTTACGACACCCCGTACGCGGTGCTGGTGCACGAGGTCATGGACAACGCCCATGATGCGGGCCGCTCTGCGAAGTTCTTGGAGACGGCGTTGATGAGTCGTCGGGATGATGCGGCGGAGGCTGTGGCGGAGTCGATCCGGGAGGCGTTGCGGTGAGTACTACGGCGCTGCTGGAGGGTGTGGCGGCGCGCTTGGCAGCTGGTGGTGTCGGGGTGTGGCGGTCGACGGGGTTGTACGCCGAGGAGGACGTGGCGATTGTGCTCGGCGGGTTGCCCCAGTCCCCGGATTCGTCGGTGGCGCTGGCGGCGTATGGGGTTGCTGATGATCCGGCGCTGTCGGATTCGACGGAGGGTCTTCAGGTGACGGTGCGTCGCGGGGGGCGTGATCCTCGGCCGGTGTTGGATCTGGCGGATGCGGTGTTCGGGGTGCTTCAGGGTGTGCACGGCGTGGACTTGGGCGGGGTCCGGGTGGTGCAGTGTCTGCGACGGTCGTGGTCGCTGCTGGGTCAGGACGGCAATGGCCGGTGGCGGCTGGCGCAGAACTTTTACGTGGACATTCACCGCCCATCTCTACACAGGATCTGAGGAGGTCCAGTTATGCCCGTATTTCGTGAGCGGCGGGGTCATCAGCCGAGTGTGGTCGATGTGCCGTCGGCGTTGGCTGCGCAGTACGACGCGGACCCGGCGTGGGAGCGCGTCGAGTCCGAGCAGGTCGTGCCTGAGGCGGCCGAGCAGGTTGAGGAGTCCGCGCCGGAGTTGGTTGCGGAGGAGAAGAAGGGATCGAAGCGATGAGCATCGCACCTCCGGAGATTGTGCCGCTCGGCGCGTCGACGCTGAACCGGGACTGGCGGCTGGAGATCGACACCGGTGTGCCGGGGTCGGGTTCGGCCACGGCTACGGCGGCCTCGGCGTCGTTGGTGCAGGCGACCCATGGGCTGTCTGTCGGACAGGGGGTTGTGGTCTCGACCGCGGTCGCCCCGTTCGTGGCCGGGACCACCTACTACGTGTCGGCGGCCGGGTTCGCCGCGGGGACGTTCCAGCTCGCCGCAACGCCGGGCGGTACGCCCATCACGGCGTCGGCGTCGGGTCCGCTGGGGTATGACCGGGGTCCGATCTGGACTGCGGTCCGTGGGCTGCGGGAGTTTAAGCCGTCGTTGGCGGCCGCGCTCCAGGAGGATTCCGATTTCGACTCGGGCGGGTACAAATCCTCGACCAAGACTGCGGTGGGGTGGTCACTGGAGACCAAGGTGGCCCGGAAGGTCACCGCGGACGCGGTCCCGGCGTATGACCCGGGTCAGGAGAAGCTGCGGCTGGCCGCGGATCAGAACGGCCCGGCTAACACGGTGCACGTGCGCTGGTACAAGGTGGGCGCGGTGCGGACCGAGGCATACGAGGGCTACGCGGCGGCCGAGTGGGCTCCGGACGGCGGCGGCATGGACGCGCTCGACACCGCTTCGGTGAAGCTGACCGGGCAGGGCAAGCGCCAGCCGATCGCACACCCGTATACCGGGTGACAGGTACTGGCCCCGGGGCGTCTCCTGACTGCGCTCCGGGGCCGGTCTCCACCAGAGTCAGGAAGTCAGGGAGAATAAGGCATGTCGTATGATTTTCCGGACCTTGAAGGGGTCATCGACCCGTTCTTGCCGCTGCCGATCCGAGGCAAGGTGTACCGAGTGCCGGCGGTCTCAGCTGAGGTCGGACTGAGGTGTCAGGCGCTGGTGCATCGGGCGTTGAGGATCAAGGCCGGGGTGAACGTCGATGCCGAGGGCGTGTCGGCGCTGCGTCTGGATGACGATGAGGAGCGCGAGTTCGCCGAGTCCATGCTGGGCCCGGTGTTCGGCGAGATGATCGCGGACGGGGTGCCGTGGGTGTACGTACAGCGGGCGGCGACAACGACGTTCGTGTGGACCACGGCGGACCGGGCCAAGGCAGCCGAGGTGTGGCGGGAGGCTGATTCCCCGGAAGCCCGGCGCCCGCCGCGGGACCGGAAGAAGCAGCGGAAGACGGCGGGCTCCCGTACTGGATCGATGAGCCCGCAGATCCCCGACTGACCTGGACCAACGTCCTGAGGTACTGGCCGCTGATCGCGGCCGACCTGCACGAGCGGTATGGGGTCGACGTGAGCGACGGCGTGTCGCTGCGGGCGCGGTCGTGGTTCTGGCTTCGGGGCCGGGTCGAGGCGCTGTTGATGGTGCCCCCGACCTATCTGCCGGATGGTCGTCCGGTGCAGCAGACAAGGTTGGGGCACGTGCTGTTCCCGCCACCTGATCGGGGGTGATCGTGTGAGTCTGGACCTGGGCGAGCTGGTCGGCCGGATCGGGATGGATATCTCTCCTCTTCAGCGGTCGATTGCGGCGGCGGGGAGCAGTCTGGACGGGATGGCGGCGGATGCTGGCGCGGCGGGTCGTCGGGCCGGTGACGCGGCGTCGAGCGAGCTAGGGCAGGGTCTGGATGGGATGGCGGCTGACGCGGGTGCGGCTGGCCGTCGGGCTGGGGCCGCGGCCGCGGATGGGCTCGGTCAGGGGTTGGACGGTGCTGCGGCGGAGGCGGCTACGGCTGGGGAGGACGCGGGGGAGACCTTCGGGGACCGGGTGCGGTCCTCGGGGTCGGATGCGGCGAAGGCGGCCGGTGCGGCGCTCGGGTTGGCGTTGGCAGCCGGGGTGGCCGACAACCTGAACATTGAGGCGGGGTTGAACCGCCTCACGGTGCAGCTTGGTTTGTCGGAGGCTGAGGCCCGGGCTGCGGGTGACGCGGCGGGGCGGATCTGGAGCGACAATTTTGGCGAGGGGATGCCGGAGGTCAACGAGGCGATCGCGGCGGTCGTGCGCAATATCGGGACCGATATCAACTCGGTCGATCTGGAGCCGATCACCAAGAAGGTGCTGACTGTCGCAGACGTTTTCGACGAGGATTTAGGCGGGACGACGGCTGCGGTCGGGCAGATGATGCGGACGGGGCTGGTGGCGGATGCCTCGGAGGCGCTGGACATTCTGACGGTGGGTCTTCAGGGCCCGGCGAACAAGGCCGGCGACTTGATGGACACCATGAACGAGTATGGGACGCAGTTCCGCAAGCTCGGCCTGAACGGTGCGGAGTCGCTGGGGTTGATCAGCCAGGCGATGCTGGCCGGGGCCCGGGATTCGGACGTGGCGGCGGACGCGATCAAGGAATTTTCGTTGCGGACGCAGGGGTCGTTGACGACGACGGCTTCTGACGGGACCGTGATGCTGACCGACCTGGGTGTCGCGTTCGAGACGGTGATCAAGCCTGGTCAGGACATGTACGACGTGCAGAACGACCTAGCTGCCGGTGGTCCACGGGCGAAGCGGGCATTTGATCAGATGCTAGAGGGGCTGAAGGGAATCGAAGACCCGGCAACGCGGACCCGGACGGCAGTGTCGCTGTTCGGCACTCAAGCCGAGGATCTGGGCGACGCCTTGCTAGCGATGGATGTCTCCACGGCCGTGGATGGACTCGGCGAGATCGAGGGGGCTGCTGGCAAGGCTGTCGCTAAGATGGGTGACGGGCCGCAGGCCACCATTGAGGGGTGGCGGCGCGAACTGATCCAGATGGGTCGGGATGCGGTCGAGTCGACGGGCCCGACGGCGATGTTGGCTGGTGCCGTGGTGGCGTTTGGCCCGGCGGTGCTGGGGGTGCTGGGTCCGATCGGGACGCTGGTGGCGGCTCGGGCGGCTCAGACGGCGGCTGCTGCTGCGGCCGGGACGGCGGAGACTGCGGCTGGTACCGCGTCGGT